CGCCTACAACCCGAAGCTGCCAATCACGGAAACGATGGCGCAAACCATTCAGTCTTCCGAGATCGGTCCCGATGTGATCTATCACTTGGGGTCGAACCCAAAGGAAGCCGAACGGATTGCGCGCCTCAGCCCGCTCTTGCAGGCACGGGAAATCGGGAAGATCGAGGCCAGACTGGCGTCGTCTCCACCGGCCAAGAAGACCTCAACCGCCCCGGCGCCGATTGCTCCGGTGACGGCCCGAACCTCCGGTTCGCCTGCGTATGACACGACCGACCCGCGCTCTGTGAAGAGCATGTCAACGTCGGAGTGGATTGAGCAGGAAAGGCTGCGCCAGATCAAGAAGTACGAGGCTCAACGTCGCAAATAACCCAAGGATACCAAGGACATGGGTAACTCACTTCTTACTATTGACATGATCACGAGGAAGGCGCTCGAAATCCTCGAGAACAACCTCGTCATCACCCGCAACGTGAACCGTCAGTACGACGACAGCTTCGCTGTCGAAGGCGCCAAGATCGGTTCGACCCTCCGCATCCGTCTGCCTGACCGTGCTCTGGTCACTGACGGTGCTGCTCTCCAGGTTCAGGACGACAACGAGCAGTTCACCACCCTGACGGTTGCTTCGCAGAAGCACATCGGCGTCAACTTCACGTCGGCCGAACTGACCATGCAGCTTGATGACTTCGCTGATCGTGTGCTCAAGCCGCGTATCTCGCAGCTTGCGTCTTCCATCGACGCCGACGTTGCCAACGCCTACAAGTACATCTATTCTACCGTAGGTACCCCCGGCACGACCCCGGCCACTTCTCTTGTCCTGCTTCAGGGCCAGCAGAAGCTGAACGAGTTCGCTGCCATGATGCCGAACCGCTACGCGACCGTGAACCCGGCCGCCAACGCTGGCCTCGTCGAAGGCATGAAGGGTCTTTTCAACCCGGTTGACACGATCTCCCGTCAGTTCAAGAACGGCATGATGGGCGAAGGCGTGCTGGGTTACGAAGAGATCAATATGTCTCAGTCGATCCAGCAGTTCACCACGGGCAGCCGCACCGGCACGATCACCGTGGACGGCACCATGTCGGTGGAAGGCACCTCGAAGATCACCCTCAACGGCACCACGGGCAACACCTTGGCCGTTGGCGACGTCTTCACGATTGCCAACGTGTATGCGGTCAACCCGCAGACCCGTCAGTCCACCGGCTCGCTCCAGCAGTTCGTCGTGACCGCGGCCAACACCGCTGCGGCCAGCAAGTTTACGGAAGTCAACATCAGCCCGGCGATCTACACTCCGGCTAATGCGCTGGCCACCGTAAACAGCTTCCCGCAGAACCTCGCGGCTGTGACGTTTGTGGGTGCTGCTTCGACGACCTACCCGCAGAACCTGATCTACCATAAGGACGCCATCTCGTTCGCCACCGCGGACCTGCTGCTTCCGAACGGTGTTGATATGGCCTCGCGTCAGGTTCACAACGGCATTTCGATGCGTGTTGTGCGCCAGTACGACATCAACAACGACCGACTGCCCTGCCGTATTGACGTTCTGTACGGCTACTCGGTCATCCGCGCCCCGATGGCTTGCCGCCTCTGGGGTTAACAGGTAGATATTAGGAGAACACGCACATGGCACTTCCCTCTGTAGGTGGCGGCTATCAGTTCAATGACGGCAACCTTAATGAACTTAAGGTCTCCGTTGCTGCGGCCCCCGCAACTGCTACGGACAGCGCGACGCTGACCCCGGCGCAGATCACCAACGGCATCATCATCGGCACCCCGACGACCACAGCGGCGTATACGCTTCCGCTGGCCTCGGACCTTGATGCGCTGCTGACCAACTCCAAGGTCGGTACGATCTTCGACTTCCGCGTCATCAACACCACCACGGCTGGCGTCATCACCATGACGACCAACACGGGCTGGACGATTGGCTCGGGCGGTTCGCAGGGTCTGATGACCGTCGCGGCTACGGCCGGTACGGTACGCTCCTTCCGCGCCCGCAAGCTGGGCGACGCGTCTTGGGCGCTGTACGCCATCTCGTAAGCAACAGGCCCTCGCTTCGGCGGGGGCCTAACTCATCAAGGAGAACAACATGCCCAATACGAAGCCTGTTGGTGTTGCCTACGAGGACCCGTACCTCGACGGCGCCACCATCGTTAATCCGGTCTACTCGGCCAAGGGCGCAGCCCTAACGACGCAGTTGACGTCGATCACCTCGACGGCACCCGTCACGCCGGACTACGCCATCCAAGACTTGACCTCCACGACGCCTTTTGGCTTTGTGACCAAGGACGAGGGTAACTCGGTGCTGGCCGTTATCGCCAACCTTCAGACGCGCGTTGCGCAGCTTGAAAGTCGGCTTCAGGCGCTGAACCTTATCGCGTAACCAGACAGGCGGTCCCCAGGCCGCCTGTTCCATATAAGGTAGGACAATGGCTGAAATTTACCTTTTTCACCCCAAGCACGGCGTCAAGATTGCCACCATGGAAATGGAAGCGCAGTACGACGAGATGAACGGCTGGACCCGTTTTGACCCTGAAGACATGGTCGAGGACGAACCGGCGACCGCCGAACCTGAACCATTGATTGAGACCTCGGAACCCGCTAATCTACCGGGTGAATCCCGGCGTCGCGGACGCCCGCGCATAGCGAAGAGCGAATGACATGGCAACGGCTGGCGACATCATTAACGGTTCTCTGAGGCTCATCGGCGTTCTGGCGGAAGGCGAAACGCCGTCAGCGGATACGTCGCAGGACGCGCTGAACGCTATGAACCAGATGATTGAGAGCTGGAATACTGAACGCCTCGCCGTCTTTTCAACTATTGACCAGATTGAGACTTGGCCTCCCGGCCAACGCTACCGGACGTTTGGGCCGTCTGGCGATATTGTCGGCAGCCGTCCAGTCGCCATTGACGACAGTACCTATTTTCGAGACCCAGCCAGCGGCATCTCATATGGCCTAAAGCTAATCAACCAGCAGCAGTATAACGGCATCGCCGTCAAGACTGTCACATCAACCTATCCGCAAGTGTTGTGGGTCAACATGACCTACCCGGACATTGAGATGTACGTCTATCCGGTGCCGACCAAGGTGCTGGAGTTCCACATCGTGTCGGTGCAGGAACTGAACCAACCAGCCAATCTGGCAACCGATCTGGCGTTTCCGCCAGGCTATCTACGCTGTTTCCGCTACAATCTGGCCTGCGAACTGGCCCCCGAGTTTGGCGTTGAGCCGTCGCGGCAGGTGCAGCGCATTGCCATGACGTCCAAGCGCAACTTGAAGCGCATCAACAATCCTGACGACATCATGGCGCTGCCGTACAGCATCGTCGGCACCCGCCAGCGGTTCAACATCTTTGCCGGAAATTACTGAGGTAAACCATGTCTACTGTTGCCATTTCCCAGCTTCCTGCCGCAACCACTGCAGCGGCTACGGATGAAATACCAATTGTTCAGAGCGGCATTACTAAAAAAATAACTAACGCTTTGCTGTTTAGCACATCCGCTGGTTTGCCTATTGTATCGGGCACAACCGGCACTCTTACTGTTGCTCGCGGGGGCACAGGTACCACCACATCAACTGGTACTGGCAATGTGGTATTGTCTACCAATCCTACATTGGTAACGCCTGTTTTGGGCGTAGCTACGGCAACGTCTATCAACAACGTCACTATTACAGCTCCTGCCGCAAGCTCTACGCTGACGATTGCAAACAACAAGACGTTGACGGCCAATAATACGCTGACGTTAGCGGGCACCGACAGCACGACAATGACGTTTCCGTCTACCAGCGCGTCTATTGCGCGGACGGATGCGGCGCAGACGTTTACTGGCGACCAGACATTCAGCGGACCTGTCATTGAAGGTGTGCAATCTTTGTCTGGCGCAGGCGATGTCAACATTACGCAGCCCGTGACCAAGTTTACGTCTACTGCTACTGGCAATGCTTTGACGCTTGTTAATGGCGTGGAAGGGCAGATCAAAACCATCGTTTACGTGGCTGAGGCCGCAGGCGGCGATACAGGTATATTGACCCCAACCAATCTTGGCGCTGGCACAACCATCACGTTCAACACTGTGGGCGACGCTTGTATCCTTCAGTTCCTTGGCGCGGACTGGTGGGCTATCTCGCTTCGCGGCGCAGTGTTGGCTTAATCCATGCAGACGCCGATCCTTGGTTCAGCATACACGGCCCGCAGCGTAAATGCTGCGGACAGCCGCATGGTGAACTTGTTTCCTGAAGTTGTTCCGGAAGGCGGCAAACAGCCTGCGTTTTTGCAGCGTGCGCCCGGTTTAGTGCTGCGTACATCGGTTGGAACCGGGCCAATTCGCGGTCTGTGGCAGCATGGCAACTATATTTATGTAGTGTCCGGCAGCACATTTTATCAAATAACCTCTTCTTGGGTGGCCACGATCAAGGGCACCGTTGCAGGCACTGGGCCGGTCAGTATGGCTGACAACGGCACGCAAATTATGATTGCCACAGATCCTAATGGGTATATCTACAACACTTCAACCGACGTTTTTGCGCCCATTACCGACCCAGATTTTCCTGGCGCTTCAGTCGTAGACTATCTTGACGGCTACTTTGTTTTTATCCAGCCCAACAGCCAGAAAATTTGGATAACGGCGTTATTGGACGGCACCAGCGTTGATCCTTTGGATTTTGCCAGTGCCGAAGGCGACCCCGACAATATCGTCAGCATGATCGTAGACCACCGCGAGGTGTGGCTATTCGGCAACAATTCGACCGAGGTCTGGTATAACGCCGGATTGTCCGACTTTCCGCTGGTCCGTATTCAGGGCGCGTATAACGAGCTGGGGTGCGCCGCTCAATATTCGGTCGCCAAGATGAACAACCAAGTCTATTGGCTGGGCAAGGATTTTCGCGGGCAAGGCATCGTTTACGTTGCCAACGGCTACCAAGGCCAGCGCGTGTCTACGCACGCAGTCGAATGGCAAATACAACAATACGGCACGATGTCTGATGCAATCGGATTTACGTACCAGCAGGACGGCCACTCATTTTATACCCTTGTATTTCCGTCTGTCGGCAAAACATGGGTTTATGATGCGTCTACTGGCGCATGGCATGAACGCGCTGGCTGGAATAACGGAAATTGGACGCGCTACAGACCTCAAGCGCAGGTGTTTTATAACAACGAAAATCTTGTGGGTGATTACCAGAACGGCAATATTTATGCCTTTGATCTAAACGTCTACGACTACAACGGCGACGAGCAGCGGTGGCTACGGTCATGGCGGGCGCTGCCGACAGGTACGAATACGCTAAAGCGCACGGCGCAGCATTCGCTTCAGCTTGATTGCGAGACAGGTGTAGGTCTTGAACAATACCCAGGTTATGACGCCGAAGACTTGACGGCTGAGAACGGCGACATTCTTCTTGCCGAATACGCGCAGAATGATTTGACGACTGAAAGCGGCGAGACGTTGACGACCGAAGCTGGCGACGGTTTTGAGACAATTGCCGACGCGCCTGATCCACCGTATGATTTTACGCCGCCAGTCTATTTGACAACGACTAGCTATTCGGCATCACCTGGGTATAATCCGCAGGCCATGTTGCGTTGGTCTGACGATGGCGGTCATACTTGGTCAAACGAACACTGGCAGTCTATGGGCAAGATTGGTCAATACGGCTTCCGTACCATCTGGCGGCGGCTAGGCATGACGCAGAAGATCCGCGACCGCGTGTACGAGGTGTCCGGTACAGATCCGGTCAAGCTCGCCATCATGGGCGCCGAGCTACAGATCAGCGGCACCAATGCCTAATATCACCAACATCACCAACATCACGCCGCCGCGCGTTCCGCTGACCGACCAGCGCACGGGGCTGATCTCGCGTGAATGGTATTTGTTTCTGCTCAGCCTGTTCAACCAGACCGGCAACAGCACGACGTCGCTTGAGGATGTCCAGAAAGGGCCGCCAGCCGAAGTTGTAGATCTTAACGCTATTCTGTCGGCAGCGCAGACATCGTCAGGTATTCTGCCGTCCGATCTGGGGCCAATCCTCACGGCGTTGCAGGCGCTGGAAGCGTCGCAGCAGGCAGCGTTTGACCCAACCAATTTGCAATCCAGCATTCAGGCGTTGGAAGTGGCCCCCGCCTACACGCCGCAGTTGCCTCGACTGCGGTATGGCTCGTTTTACGACACGACCGACCAGACGGCGGCGGCGATCAACACTGCTTACGCCATGACGTTCAACACGACAGACATCAGCAACGGTGTGTATATCGGTTCGCCTACGTCGCGGGTTTACGTTGACACCATCAATCTATACAACATTCAGTTTTCGGCGCAATTGGTCAACGCCGCTGGCGGCGCGCATAACGTCTGGATTTGGCTGCGCAAAAACGGAACAGACGTAGCAAACTCGGCCACGACGTTGCGCCTTCAAGGTAACAACACCGAGTTGGTCGCGGCGTGGAATTTCTTGCTTTCTTTGAACGCAGGTGATTATTTTGAGCTTATGTGGGAAGTGTCCGATACGGCCGTGTCGTTGTTTAGCGATCCGGCGACCGCTGTTCATCCTGCCATTCCGTCGATTATTTTGACGGTTACAGATAACATCAGTTCCAGAGGTGCAACATGACCGTAACTGTTAAAGTTCTCGTTCCGGCCAAGACGGTCGAAAGTTCCCAGACCACGCAGTACACGGCGTCTGGCGTTACGACCATCATCGACAAGTTCACGGCCACCAATTACTCGGCCAGCGCCGCCGCGATTGACGTTAACCTGGTCACGTCCGGCGGATCAGCCGATAACGGCAATTTGATCGTCAAGACCAAGACGCTGCAAGCCTCTGAAACATATACGTTTCCTGAACTGGTAGGGCAGGTACTGGCTCCTAGCGGCTTTATCTCTACCATCGCTGGAACGGCGTCAGCCATCAACATCCGCGTCTCGGGGCGCGAGATAACGTAATGGTCGAGGTGCGCCGCGCAGAACCGGCTGATTTGCTGTCTTGTCTCGACATGACGGCACGGTTTCATGCGGCGTCGCCCATCTCCAACGTAGCGCCTTTCGACCGTGACGGCATGGCAGTTACGTTGCGCGAAATGATGATGAATCCCCGCGCTGGCGTCTGGCTGGCGCTGCTGGATGGCGCACCTGTCGGCATTGCCGGGGCTCTTTTGTACCCACTGTATTTTAACCCAGCGTATGAAGTCGCGCAGGAGTTGTTCTGGTGGTTGAACCCTGAGGCGCGCGGCAGTGGCGCGGGTGAAAAGCTCTTTCAGAACGTGCAAACTTGGGCTAAAGATAAGGGTGCAAGTGCCGTGTTTATGATTGCATTGGCAGACAGCCGCGTAGGCAAGATGGATAGATTTTACAAGCGTGCTGGATTTCAGCCCATGGAGCACACCTACATGAAAGGGGTTCAGTCATGGCAATAGCC